ATGTATGCGGATGTGGGGCTTGCTCGCCGCATTGTCAACGGCGTAGCCAATCTCGTTGGTTACCTCAAGCCTCAAGCCGCGACTCCAGACCGCGAGTTTAACAGGATGGCTGAAGAGCTTTTCGAGGAACGCGCCGGGACTCCATTCGTCTTTGATCGCGCTGGCAAGATGGACTTTTTCCAATGGCAGATTGCGCTGACCCGCCTCCGAATCAAGGACGGCGATTCGCTTTCAGTCCTAAGCTCAACCGAAAGCGGGACGGCACGCATCATCTTTTATGAGTCCCACCAAATCGACAACGGAAAAAGCAAAGCGACCCAAGATGGCGTGTTTCTTGACAAATTCGGGCGACACCTCGCATACAACCTCGTTGACGTTAATGACCCCAGTAAGGCATCAAGCGTTGCGGCGTCTGACTCGATCTTTTACGCCGATTTTGAGCGTCCAGGTCAGGTCAGGGGAATATCCGCACTCGCTCACGCCCTGAACAACATTCAGGACCAAGCCGAGATCACCGCCGATGTGAAGCACGGCATCAAGATGGCAAATCAGGTTGGATTGGTTCGGACTATGAAAAGCGGCAACGGCCCGCAAGGGTTCGCTAGCGCAGTCACAACCAAAACCAGCGGGGGTGCGACAATCAACGTTGAGCAAATGCGCGAGGGTGGAATGGTGGCGCAACTCAATGACGGGGAGCAACTATCAGTCATTCACGACGGACGCCCCCACCCGAATCAAATGGTGTTGCTTGAATGGCTCGTGCGTGACATCGCTTGGGGCGTGGGGCTTTCGCCGGAAGTTCTTTGGGACTTGGCAAAGCAAACCGGACCATCACAACGCTACCTCATGGCTGAGACTCAACGGTGGATTGAGCATGAGCAAGCCCGACTCAAGCAAGCCTGCCAACGGTTTTACACTTACTTCATCGCCAAAGCCGTCAAGAATGGCGAACTCCCGCCGCCTCCTAAAAACTGGTGGTGGGCTGAGTGGATTCCGCAGGCTGACTTGACCATTGATAGGGGCAGGGAGGGGCGGCTTGAGCTTGAGCAGCTAGAGTCAGGCGTGATGAGCCTGAATGACTACCACGCCCGCAAAGGACGCGATTGGGAGAGCGTGGAGATGCAGAAGGCGCGGGAGATTTTACGCCGGCGCGAAATCGAGCAGGAGATGGGACTCGACGAGGGCGCATTGGACGGATTCAAACAAAAGCAACTAGACATTCAGGAGGACCAAAATGAAAACATGGTATCAGATTCAAGCGAAGAAGGATAAGCCCAAAGCGGCAGACATCAGCATCCACGACGAGATTGGACTGTGGGGCATCTCCGCATCCGCATTCATGCGCGACCTTCGCGGCATGGGTGAGTTGGATGAGATCCACCTTTCCATCCACTCCCCGGGCGGCGATGTGCTGGACGGGTGGGCGATCTACAACTCGCTCAAAAACTCCAAGGCAAAAATTACAGCTCGCGTTGAAGGTCTAGCTGCTTCAATGGCTTCCGTGATTCTCATGGCCGCTGACACGGTGGAGATCCCCGAGAACGCTTACGTTATGATTCACAACCCTTGGGGGCTGGCAATCGGAGACGCCGAAGAAATGCGCGATACCGCCGACCTCCTCGACAAGCTCGGCAACGGGCTAGTAAATGCCTATGCATCCCGCACGGGCAACAGCGAAAAAGAAATCCGCGAAATGATGGACGCTGAGACTTGGATGGATGGCAAAGAAGCAGTCGAACGCGGATTCGCTGACAAACTGCTCGATGGAGTCGCGCTTTCCGCCCGCGCTTTTGACAATCGCAAATTCAAGATGACTCCACAGTCCCTTCAAGCCAATTCCGAAATCCCTCAAGAGGTCGCTCCTGTTGAGGAAACACCAACTCCCGCGCCCGTCGAGGAAACTCCGGTTGAAGTGGTCGAGGAAGTGCCAGTGACGGAACCCCAAGCAAAGTCGCTCTTGTCACGTCTTACTGCCCTTTTTGGTGGTGAGACTGACGAAACGCTAAAAGCTGCTCTCACGGTCAAGGATGGCGAAATCCTCGCCGCCAAGACTGAGATTGACGCGCTGAAAGCAAAAGTGACCGAGCTTGAGATCAAGGCTAAAGCCTACGACGAAGCGCAAGCCGAAATCACAAGGCTGGAAGCTGAGCGGCAAACGGCAGAAACCAAGGCGGCGGCTCAAGTTGCGGCTCTTGGCTTCACTCCTGAAACTGAACGGAGTTTGCCGGATGCTGAAACGGACAAGGGAGACATCCTCGCACAGTTCAACGCGATCACTGACCCCGTTGAATCCTCGAAATTCTACAAAGAGCATCAAGCGGCACTCATCGCTGCCCAACGCTCGCAACGCAAATAATCTACCTCCTCAAATATCATGGCTACAATCTTCAATGACAAACTCTTCGGTCAACGCGCTTTCCAACAGCTCGTTGAAATCCTGACTCCCCTCAACGCCTTCTCCACTGACATCTCTTCCGAGATTCGCGGGCAAGGTGATGCGGTGATTGTCCCGCTGTTCGGCAACACGACCACCACCACGTTCACGCAGGCGACTGACGTTTACGAGCAAAGTGGCGGTCTGATTTCCGCAATCACCGTGACTCTGAACAAGCGCAAGATCACTCCAGTTGATCTCACGCTTCAACAGTTGGCAGAATCCAGCAACGCCGCTCGCTTCGATCAATACGCCGACCAGCTCGGCAAGTCGATGTCTCAAGCGGTGCTGACTGACATTTGGAGCTTGATCACCACGACCAACTTCGGTTCTGCGGTTATCACCACGGCATCCGCCAACTATGATCGGACCGAATTGATTCAAGCTCGGCAAGCTTTGATTGCGGCTGGCGTTCGCGGCACCAAGTCATTTGTTGGAAACCTCAACATTGAATCGGCGCTTTTGGGTGACGACAAGATCACGCTGGCGTTGAATCGCGGCGACGACATGGCGATCAAAGAGGGGATGCTTGGCCGTTTGCTTGGCATGGACATCTACTCCAGTGATGTTCTGCCATCCAACTCCGTATCCCTTGTCGGCTTCGCTTGCGGTCAAAACGCAATCGCAGTGGCAATGCGAAACCTGGGTGATTACCTCCCTGCTGGCGACTACGAAGCCGTTGAGCAGTTCGTGGACAACGAGACGGGCATCAGTGCCCTCTACACTCGCCACTGGTCCCGCGCCCAAGGCAAATACTTCATCAACCTCCACTGCCTCTACGGCTACGCCACGGCGGTCACTGGAGCGTTGAAGGTGTTCACCACCCCAACGACCTAATCACGGTCAACCAACAAAAGCGCGGTTCTCGAAAGGGGGCCGCGCTTTTTTATTTGCCATCTTGGGCGTATTGTGTTAAAAGCGCATTGTTAGTGGGCAATTGGATTGGGGCGGCTCTAGCTTTTCGGTGTTTCTCTAGAGCCGCCCTTTTCCGCAACCGAACGATTTTATGGACTACAAGCGTAAACTCACACTAGCCGTCATTTACGGCAACGTCGAAAACATCATGGAGCGGTTTCTTCGCTCGTTCGTGCCTTTGGTTGATGAGATTATTCTCGTTCGTGCCATTGGCGCAAGCCGAGCAGATGAGAGTAAGGAGATTGCCATCTCAACGCTCAAGGAACTCGGCAAGCCATACATGGTGACGGTCTACGAGAACGCAGAAGGCAACGATTGGCCCCACGTTGACGACTTTGCCGCCGCTCGCCAAATGGCTTTCAACCTTGCGAGGAACGAATGGGTGATGTGGGCAGACACCGACGACATTTTAGACCCCGCATTCATTCCCATCATCCGCCGCGCCCTTGACGGGCTGGAAGATGGATTCACCGGGATTCAGTTTCCCTACGAAGTGCCAGAGGACGCGCTAACCGTCATGCGGGAGCGCATCGTCAGAAAAGACGCCTGGAAGTGGCAAAGCCCAATCCATGAATGCTTGATGCCAACGATTGAGAACGCCTCAATCGGCACACTCAACAGCGTCAAGATTGTCCATGCGCCAATCTCTCACCGCGCTCCAAATAATGAGCGCAACATGCGTATTCTCGAAAGCATACCCGAAGCGGAACGCACCATCTCGCAGCGATTCCACTTCATGCAAACTCTCGACCTTGTGGGGCGGCATGATGAAGCGATGAACGAAGCCGCGAAGCTGGCGCAAGACCCTAAGACGCCCAAGGTAGAGAAGTATCAAATCTACTGCTTCCTCGCCAAAGGATCGCAAGAGCCGCTTCGCTCTCAGTTCTACCTCCAAGCCGTAGCCACCGACCCCTCACGCCGCGAAGCCTACGCCGAACTGTGCAAGGGCGCATTCGCTCGCCAAGAGCCGGAGGAAATGCTTGCATGGGCGCGATGCTTGAAGGCTCAACCAAAGCCGCAAGAGTGGCCGTGGAACGCTCGCCGCACGCTATGGGGACGGGAAGGCGTGGAAGCTCACGCGATGGCACTACGCGCAAACCTCGACCTTGCTGGGGCGGATACATTGGAGCTTAACCACTTCAAAGCAAACGGCGCGAAGATCAGCCTACTCCACGCCACAAGGGGTCGCTTCCAACAAGCCGCCGCCGCTCGCCGTAAGTGGCTGGAGAAAGCCGCAAATCAGGATGCTATCGAACACATTTTCGCCATCGATGAGGACGACGAACAAAGCGTTCAATACCTCACCTTGTGGCGGCACGTTATTGTCATGGGAACAGGCGGGCCGGTTCGCGCATGGAACAAAGCAGCGGAACGCTCGCACGGTGAAATTCTCATCCAACTTTCGGACGATTGGGAGCCGCCGATGCACTGGGACAGGATGATACTGGAGCGGATTGGCGACACTTCAAAACCTGCCGTGTTGCAAGTTTCGGACGGGCATCGCACAGACGACTTGATGTGCATGGCGATCTTGACCCGCGCCCGGTATCTCGATCAGCGGTATTTGTTCCATCCTGACTTTTTCAGCATGTATTCGGATAACTGGTTTAGCAAATGCGCTCACCGTGACGGCGTGGTGATTGATGCTCGGGATTTAGTGTTTGAGCATTTGCACCCCGTCCACGGCAAGGGCGAAATAGATGCGGTTTATGCTCGCAGCAATGCAGAAGCAAACTACAAGGCTGGAGAGCAGCATTACGGGCGGCTCCAAGACGGCGCAATCAGTTCATGGGACGTAGAGGGCTGGTGCGACTTCCGCGACCTCTACACAGCCATCGCAAAAGCGCTACCAGATGGTGCAACGGTGGCAGAAATCGGAGTCTGGAAGGGCCAAAGCGTGATTCACCTTGCTCAACGAATGCAGGACATGGGCAAGCGGTGCATGATTCACGCAATCGACACTTTCCAAGGCGACGAGGATACGGGCAAGGAAAAGACGTTGGTGCAGTTCACAGAGAACATTGAACGCGCCGGAGTGGGCGGGATTGTTTACCCGCTACCAGACCAATCAATT